GAAAAGCAGCAAGGGCTCGCTCAAGCAGAGAGAAAGCAGGAGTAGTGGATAAAGCAACACAAGAGGCAATTGAACTCGCGTATGGTGAGATTGACTCCACGGAAGACAACGACATTGATGTAACGTATTGGGCAAGAGGAGGTCTCGTGGATACTAGTCCGAAGCCGGACAAGTGGAGGGTTGTCATGATCCCAGATACTAAGATTGAAATGCCTCAGCTGTATCTCAATGTCTTTGTCGCGGGCAACCCGACCGATCAGGCGCAATTTGCTGAGATGTTTGTCAGAACCGGCAGTAAGAAGGCTGACTCACCGGATGAAGCCGATCTGGTCGTGTTCACTGGCGGTGAGGACGTGAACCCGTGTTATTACGGAGAGGAACCACATAGGAAAACTCGCTTCGACGATGACCGTGACAACTACGATCTTGAATTGTATTACAAGTGCTGGAGCGAAGGCATCCCGATGTTTGGCGTATGCCGAGGAATGCAGTTCATTCATGTCATGGAGGGCGGCAAGCTTTACCAAGACGTAGATAATCACTATCGTCGGCATGATATTTGGGATGTAATCCAGCAACGGACGATTGAAGAAGTAACCAGTGTCCACCATCAGATGTGCATCGATAACAGGGACAGGGGTATGTTGCTTCTGGCGACTGCCAATGTTTCTACTCAGCGGGAATATTCGCCGACGAGGCGAGACCCTCCGGGCAAGGGCATGGACATTGAAGCTTTCTTCTATCGGGAGTCATGCGCACTCGGTGTCCAAGGGCATCCTGAATATTCCGGGTGTCCGATTTACACGAAATGGTGTCTCGATCTCATCAACCAGTATGTAATTGAGAACATTGACCTAGACTTCAACGAGAACGGAGTGCGTCGAATTAAACCGGATATTGTCAAGCAACGGGAAGAAGAACTGAAGAATAAGACGAAGGAGAACGCATAAGATGCCTCGCTATTCAGTAATGATTCGATTTGAGATCGAAGGCGAACCAGATAAATCTGCGGAAGAACTCCGAAACGAAATCATAGGAGACGACGCTGACGAATTTGAGAATTTGGTCGTGTCTGTGATCGAGTTGGAAGACGAAAGCGAGGCAAGTTAATGTGTGGCATCGTAGGGGTAGCAGGAGACCTCGAATACAAAGACGACCGATTGATGCGACACTTGTTGTTGCTGGACTACTTTCGTGGACCGGACTCAACGGGATTGGCTGCGATCAGGGACAACGGTGAGTTGCATATCGCTAAGGTCGCAGATCATCCCTTTGTTCTGTTCGATACACAGAGGTTTAAAACTGCTCTGTCGGGACACTCGTCGAAAGTATTCATCGGACACAACAGGCTAGCAACCAAGGGAAGCATCAATAACGCTAACACACATCCTTTTTGTGTCGATCACATCGTCGGCGTCCATAACGGAACGATTGATACGTGGTCACAGAAGGATTTGGAGAAGGAGTTAGGTGAAACATTCAGTGTCGATAGTCATGCCGTAATCGCAGGGATTGCGAAGATCGGTGTCAAAGCAACTATCGGGATGCTAGAGGGTGCGTGGTCACTGGTTTGGTATGACATGAACGAGGGGACGTTGAACTTCCTTCGCAATAAAGACCGACCTATGTGTTATTCGTACACGAGTGACTTCAAGAAGGTGATCTTCGCCAGTATTCCAGAGATATTGAATTCCGCTATTGATATGGCGGGAGGGTACACTCGTTATATCCATGAGTCTGAGGGCAAGCGATTTTCTTCGTTCGCAACCGAAGAGAATTACCACTACAGATGGAACATCGATGAGCTTAAGAAAGGAAGCTCAAAGATGCCTAAGCCGAAGACGGTGAAGATCGAAGGCAAACCGAAAAAGAGTTACGCATACGATCCCAACGCAGCTACAGAAGAGGATTGGAATAACTTTTTCCCTACACGGGGCGGTCAGAGCGCCAACGGGAACGGGAACTCTGGAGGGACGGTTATCAAGCTTCCGAAGACGACGACTACTGGCTCAGCTACGAGTGGCTACGCCAGTAGATCGAAGAACTTTGTCGGGGCACCTAGTCGTCCGTTCGCTAACTACATCGATGAGAAAACGCACAGTGATTATACGCAGCAGGGCTGTGCGTGGTGTTCAAAGGCTCTGCCGTTTGAAGAAGTCGGACAAATCGTCATTGAACGCTGCGAGAGTGTAATCGGACCGTGTTGCTCGAATAATTCAAGAGTCAATCGAGTTTACACCAAAGAAGACTTGTATCTATGAAGAGAGTGGGGTTTAAAATGGCAGCAAAAGCACCAAAGAATTTCCTATTCGGGTGTGACCCGGAGTTGTTCGTCAAGAACAAGGATGATAAATACGTCTCAGCAGCGGGATTAATTCCCGGAACTAAGGATAAGCCGTACAAGGTTCCGGGAGGAGCAATCCAAGTCGATGGAATGGCGGCGGAGTTCAATATCGATCCCGTCGATAACTATCTCGACTGGAACAAGAACATCAATCTCGCTATGTCAGCGCTCAAAGAATTCCTTCCAGCCGATCATTCGTTGGCGATTGTTCCGAGTGTTGTCTTTGACAAGGACGTTTTCGAGAAGTCTCCAGATATTGCAAAAGAGTTGGGCTGCACACCGGACTTCGATGCGTGGACGGGACAGCAGAACCCTCCGCCACAAGACCCCGATAATCCGTATCTGAGGACCGCTAGCGGGCATCTCCATGTCGGATGGAGGACGGACGCTGATCTATCCGATCAAGTCCATATGATGCATTGTAGGGACGCTGCGAAGCAATTTGATTGGTATCTCGGAGCATGGAGTGTTCATCTCGATACGGATGCACGGCGACGCAAGCTTTATGGCAAGGCCGGTGCATTTCGGCCAAAGTCCTATGGCTTTGAGTACCGTGTCCTTAGTAACTTCTGGCTCGCTAATGAGGACAGAAGGTTAGGAGTCTGGAATAGAATGATGCGTGCTATTCAAGACATGCGGATTACGTTCTTGCCGGAGTATTACCCGCCTGAGGAGAGCGCAACGATCTGTGATTATATCAATCAGACGAAGCGAAATAAGTCGCTTGAGGCGGCACATCGTTTCCCGCTTATCGAGATTTAAGGAGGGCATCGTGGGTAAGCATGTAAATATCTATGAGAACCTTCGTGAAGCGCAGATGCGGTTGCGTTCGACAGTGGTGTGCTATGATCGTATCCCGTACCATGTTACCGCAATAACGGATCACAAAGGCGACGGAGTATTCCGTATCTATCTCGATCCCATGAACTTCGATGCCGGTAAATCACGGGGTGGATTACGTCCTGATATTTCCCACTTCAATCCAGAGGCTCATCAACAGCAGATTGGGGAGTACATGGATAAATGGATGGAGAATAACAAGGACTCAGGCTTTCTTCGAAAGAAGATGAATTCTCCTTCTTTCAATCGTTTCCGTCCATTTCCCTTAGGAATGATTAATCAAGGGACGAGTTGCTATTATCTTGAGCGGCAGCCTGTTCGGCAACGTGAGCAGGGGCTGACTCGTTCAATGGTTTACGAGAATAAAGTCTCATTATCTGATAGTGAAATGGGACGGAAATATCCCGGATTGAATAATGTCGATATGTGGCACCCGTCATTTAGACTCTGTGTTATTGGAGACTATCCTTCTGCGGATGAAGTCCTCCGTGAATTAAAAGACCCGGAGACTGTTAATGAAGCCGTCGCATTTCATCGGCAGTTCGCTATAGTTCGTGGCCCCATGGATTTGCTGTTTCTGGCTTATAAGGAGTTCATTATTGGACTTCTACCGGAACAAGACTTCTCTGTTCTTAAACTCGGACGACAGTTTCAGCAGTATCGTGAGGTGACCCAAGAGTTAGGTTTGTTTGGTAAAATCATTCGGTAAGGAAGGTAGGATCGGAAACATGGACCCGGTATTCAAGAAGCGTAAGACCGACAACATCGGTAACTTCAATATCTCCGTTCTTCACAATCACAGGGATGTTCACAACGGCATCGTCGGCATTGAGGTCGAAGTCGAAGGCAAGAAGCTAAAGAAGTCTGGGTTGCCGAAACAGTGGGTGTATCACGAGGATGGAAGTCTGCGTGGTGAGGACAATGCTGAATACGTCCTAGCCAAGCCGCTATCGTTTGAGGATGCCAATGCCGCGCTCGTTCTTCTGTATAAAATGTTCAAGGACAATGGGTGTGTTATTGATGATAGCGATAGAACTTCGGTTCACGTCCACTTGAATGTCCAGAGCTTCTTCCTAAATCGGTTGGCGTCTTTTCTAGGCATGTACTTCATCCTTGAAGAGATACTAACTGAGTGGTGCGGAGAGCATCGTGTCGGCAATCTCTTCTGCCTTCGGGCCAAGGATGCGCCTTCAATTATCTCTCAGGTTCGAAGGTATATTAAGACAGACGGAGAAGCCCCGTTGTCTGCGAATATCCATCACTACGCCGCACTTAATGCATCGGCTATTCCGAAGCTAGGTAGTGTCGAAATCAGAACATTACGGGGATGTAATGAACCGGGAACCATCAAGGAATGGCTGACAATCCTTCGTCGTATTTATGATCTGTCTGCGGATTATGATGACCCTCGGGATTTGATTGCAGGGAAGTTCTCAGGCGAAGGTCCATTGGCTTTCTTTGAGGACATTCTCGGTGACTCCGTGCCGGTCATTCGTCGGGATGTTCCGTGGGACGACGAGAGAATTCGTGAGAGCCTTTACGAAGGCATGAGGCTAGCACAGGATATCTGCTATGTGAGAGATTGGTCGGAGTACAAACCAAAGGAGTTTACTCCTGATCCATTCGGCAGAGATGCTAGGAAAATGGCAAGGCGGGTATCTTCACCACAATTATCTGACTACACCAATATCATGAATACGATCAGTAATGAAGAATGGGGTCAGCAAATAACTGTAGAGATGGCGGATGAAGCTCCTCAATCTATGTCTAGCACGGGTGTATGGAACAATTTCTTTAGCGAGAGTGAGGAGATATGAGGCGAAGGATTAAAATCTACCCCTATCGTCAAGGGAGTATGTCAGCGGGAAGGTTGGCGCAAGCTCTTGGCGGTAGGGTTCTTAAGCGTGAAGGCAGTCAATATGTTCCTCGGTTGGGGGACACAATCATCAATTGGGGAGCAAGTCAATGTCCAGAACCAGATATCGTGAAGGTCCTGAACCGTCCGTGCCGTGTTGCTACAGCGGCCAACAAACTGAAAGCGTTCGGATTACTACAGGAGGCCGGTGTTTCTGTCCCGAAATTTGCGACAAACGTGAGCGATGTATCTTGGAAGGGGGACACTGTGATCCGGTGGAAACTCACGGGGCACAGCGGTGAAGGAATTGAGATAACGGATAGTCCGAAAGAAGGAGCGCCGTTGTATGTCCAGTACATCAAGAAACAAGATGAGTACCGCGTTCATATTATCGGAGGGGAAGTCGTCCTCATCCAACGGAAGGCACGTCGAAGAAACGTTCCAGAGAGCGAAGTCAACTGGCAAGTACGCAATCACGCTAATGGATTTGTCTTCGCTAGGAATGAGGGCAAAGCGCCGCCTAACTGCATCACCGATCAGGCTAAGAAAGCTCTACTCGCGCTATCACTTGAATTCGGGGCTGTTGACGTCATCTACAACGAGAATGCTAATCAGGCCTATGTCCTCGAAGTCAACTGCGCTCCGGGACTAGAAGGGAGTACGATCAATGATTACGCGCAAGGGTTCCGTCATTTCCTATCTAAAGAAAGTTGAAAGACAGCTCCGCATAGAGTGTCTGGAATATGAAGAAGAGCATGACAAAATTGAAGATGATGAAAGCTATGAGGCTATCGTGGCTAGTGAGAATAGCTGGCTTGCAGGTACATATGCCGATCAAGTCAAAGACGTAATCAGAATGCTTGAAAATAGAGAGTTTAAAAAGGAACTATAGATGGACCTCGATGACTATTTCCCGGAGACAGAGCTAGATGCTCTGGCGTTCGGAACACAAGAGCAACACTACAACGACTCATATTATGATGAGGAGGATGAAAATGACTCGTGAATTTAGTTTTCACGCTGCATTTGAAGAGACGGCCGATCAACACGTCTATGGCGTATGGGTAGGAGAACACGGTTTCCTCAAGGCAGTATTCACAGACAAGAAGGATGCAGAAGATTTTTGTAATACTTTGCCGTACCAAGATAAACAAGTAGATCGAATTAATCTTTAAGTCATTATTTGCGCTATAACCCCGGCGGGGAGGTACGTTGCCCCGCCCAATAAAGAAAGGGCAAAAGCCCATGCGTTGTTATATTTGTAATCGAGTTCTCTCTGAGCCGCAGTTTAACCGGGACCACGTTCAGTGGGACCCCTGTGAGCCCTGTCTTGAGGTCATCCGCGATACAGTCGCCTCTTGGACCGACCGGCCCTCAGCAGCAGAGGATGAACTACCCGAAGAGGATATCATTGCCTCTTACTTCGGTCCTTTCCCTGATCTATAGATTTGTCTTGACACGTTACCCCTAAATCTGGTATAATGACTGTACGGACCTCTGAGAAAGGTTCGTGTTTTCTCTTTCTTTAGCCGGTATATCCGGGGTTTCTTTCTCTTTTGAGTGAGATACTTAGTTAGGGTAGGGGCGAGCCATAGGCGAGCCTCTACCTATAAGGAGGTTTGAAATTAAATATATTCATAATTTTAATTATCGAGTAAAGTCTCGAAAGACTAGGCAACAAAGATTAACGGAAGCTGGTCGGCAAATCTTTGCTAATCCCTCCGAAGACGCTCTTGCTGTTTTCATGAAAAACAAAGGTATCGAGATTTCTAAACGAGGGTATCCTGACTTCACAGTTTACGATGAAGACGGTAGCATCTTCGGCTTTGTTGAAGTTAAATCTCGGGATGAGAAAAACTTAAAACAAGAACAGAAGGTTTTCTCTGAGTTCTGTCACAAGTTCAGCATCCCATTTCTTAAATGGTCGCCGAAAGATGGTGAAGAACCTTTGAATGCTTTCCTAGGAGAATTATAATGGCACCACGAAACCCATCAGAACTAGAACGCCTAGAACAAGAACGGGCCTTCTACCTTCGTGAATTGAAACGCTATCAATCGAAAGCAGCAAAGGAACTCCTCCTCGGTTGTCTTCGTGAAGTCGAGAGCCGTCTAGGTGTAAAATCAAAGAACTATAACTCGGAGGATTTCAATGAAGCGTGAAGGACTTATGACAGATGCTGTCTGCTAGGTCCGGGGCTGCCGAGCAATTTGTGGGGCATGGCCCGTGCGAAAAGTGCGGCTCAAGCGACGGCGTAGGATGGTATGCAGATGGTCATGGCTTCTGCTTCGTATGTGACAAGCCAGCTATGACGCAACGGCAAGCAGTCAAACAATCGGTAAAGAGAATGGAAAGGCGAAATATCACAGACCTAACTACAGTTTTTCGGGCAATCCCGAAGCGTGGTCTTACGGAGGAGGCAATCCGTAAGTATCAGATTGACGTCAATATGGATAGAAACAGGGACGTCGCTCACCGTTATCCTTATTTTAAAGACGGTATCCATACCGGAAATAAGGTGAGAAAGCGGAGCGAGAAGTCGTTCTATTGGGAAGGAGACGGAGAGAATGTCGATCTGTTTGGACAGCACCTGTTCCCACCGGGGTCAGCAAAGGCAGTCACTATTGTCGAAGGTGAACTCGATGCACCTTCTGCTTGGCTTCTGCTTGGTAGTAGGTATCCAGTTGTCAGTGTCAGGGGCGCTGCATCCGCAGTTGCCGACTGCAAGCGATCCTACGAGTATCTCAATTCCTTTGACGAAATCGTTGTCTGCTTCGATGCAGATGAGGCCAAGCACCGTCCCGATGGGAGCGTGTTCTACCCCGGACAGGAAGCTGCTAAGAAGGTCGCTGAGCTGTTCGCTCCGGGAAAATGCCGGATACTGACACTCCAACACGGAAAGGACGCCAATGAGTACCGGCAGAAAGGTATCGAGCCGAAGCTGTTCGTCTCGGAGTGGTGGAAGGCTCCTAAGTACACGCCCGATGGATTGGTCTTCGGACATGATCTTTGGGACGATATCATCAACTCCCCAAAGCCGTTCACTGTGGAGACGCCTATTGTTGGTCTCAATCGTCTAATCTATGGTCTTCGCCTTGGCGAGATGATTACCTTCACTGCTGATCCCAAGATCGGTAAGACAACTATTCTCAAGACCATTGAGTATGCATTGATTAAGAACCCTGAACTGCAGGAGAAAAACTATGGCATCGGGTTCATGCATTTGGAAGAACCAAAGAAAGACCTCGCCGTGGGTCTCATGGGTCTTCACGTCGGCAAACGACTCAATCTGCCAGATACACCTACGAGTGAAGAGGAACTACGAAAAGCCTTTGATGAAGTTATTAATACCCCTCGTGTGGTCATCTGGGATCATTTTGGATCGAATTCGGTCGAAGCTGTCGTTAACAAGATACGCCACATGTCTGCACTCGGATGTAAGTACATCGTTCTTGACCATTTCTCTATGCTTGCGAGTGACATGGCAGATGACGAGAGGAAGAAGCTAGATGAAATTGCTACTAGACTTAAGACACTCACCATCGAATTGGATATCTGCCTTTTGGGAGTCATTCACCAGAACCGTCAGGGACAGATACGCGGCACAGCGGCTTTTGAACAGTTATCCAATATCGTCATTCGACTCGATAGAGATAAGCTCGATAAAGACGCATGGCGACGAAATGTTATGGTACTTACTGTTACAGAGAATAGGTTCTCTGGAAGAACAGGTCCAGCAGCTTACCTCTTTTACGATGACACCACGGGCGTCTTTGTTGAACTCGATGAAGAGGCGTCCCAGAAATACGAAGAAGGAAGGAGCATAAATGATGCGGATTTGCCTTTCTGAGGAGTGGCGAAGAGTGCCCGGATACGACGGGTTTTGGGCTTCATCTGAAGGGCGGGTGAAGACTGATCTTTATCGACAGTATCTTCCGAGAGGCGGTTACTACACTCGACAAGTGTCTCCTACATTCGGTTGTTGGGCAAAGACTAGTAAAAATGCAGGCAGATTTATTGTAATGCACAGGCGAAAACCATTTAAGGTTGCAACATTAGTTTGCAGTGCCTTTCACGGTTCTCGCCCAGAGGGAATGGTTGTATCCCATTTAGATGAAAATTCTCGCAATAATAAACCGGACAATTTAAAATGGGATACACAAAAGAATAATTTGAATATGCCGAAGATTAAACAGTATCACAGGCAAACGTGTTCAACTAAAATGAAAGGAGTTAGTATTGAATTATCTAACTCCTAATGAACATTATTGGGCATGTGATATCGAGGCGGATGACCTTCTCGAAAAAGCTACCCGTATGTGGTGTTGCTGCGTCGAGAATATAGAGACAGGAGAGAAACGTGCTTTCACAAGTAAAGAAGATTTTCTGGCGTGGCTTAAGCCTGAGTTTATTCTTGTCGGGCATAATTTCATCGCTTACGATCTTCCGATGCTCAATCGTTTTTGGTTGGCTAACATTCCCATTAGCCGTTGCATCGATACCTTTGTACTTAGTCAGCTTTATAATCCTAGCTTTTCTGGCGGACACTCTCTGGGAGCATGGGGAGTACGTCTGAGATTTCCTAAAGGAGAGTTCAATGAATTTTCTGTATTTTCACGGGACATGGTATCTTATTGTGCCCGCGACACCAGCCTTACTGCTCTGCTGTACCGGCGTCTTTCTTCTAGGATGCGCAGCGTCGGCTTTACTGAACAGGGCGTAGAACTAGAACATTTCTCTTGGAACATAATCCAGAACAAGCAACGGAGGCACGGGTTTCCGTTTGATAAGAAGAAAGCAGAGGAACTGTATGCCACTCTCAGAGGCCGCGAGGAACAGCTTAAACAGAGAATTTATACGCTGTGGCCCCCACAGTTACTTGTCGTTGCGGAGTATACTAAATCCCGTAAACAAAATGGAGAGCGAACTGCGAATTATCTCCGCCACAGCGGCCAGTATCCTAAGCTCGAAGACACTCCGGAAGGAGGCTATCGATGCTATGATTACGTCGCTTTCAATCTTGGATCACCAAAGCAGAGAGTATCTAAACTTCTTGAACTCGGCTGGACGCCTACTCAATGGACCATCGACAAAGTAACCAAGGAGAAGAAAAATCCTAAGATCGATGAAGAGAGTATTCTCGCGTTCGCAGAAGAGTGCGGGAAGGAAGAGGTCTCTTGCCTCGCTCGTTGGCTTGTCGTTAATTCGCGGGCTAATATGGTGCGGACGTGGCTTGATGCAGTCAATGAAGAAACTGGTTGTATTCATGGGCGACTGTTTATTGCTAGCACTCTTCGGTATCGGCACAGTAATCCTAATAGCGCGAATATCCCGGCGGTAAGAACAAATAAGGAAGGAAAGGTTATTTATGGTGAAGAGGGTACTTGGGCCTATGAGTGTCGTGACCTATTCACTGCCGGACCTTCAGAGGGACGCCGATTGGTCGGTATTGACGCGAAAGGCATTCAACTTCGGGTTCTCGCTAATTATGCCTACTCAGAGGAATTCGTTGCTTCAGTTCTCGCTGGCGATCCACACACGAGGAACATCGAAACACTCGGTCTTGCGAATAAAGCTGCCGCGAAGAAGTTCCTTTACACCACGCTCATGGGCGGCGGGGGTGCGAAGTTGGCTGCGGACCAAGCTCAGTTCGGGACGAAGTTAACCGAAAGGGAAGGCAATGCGCTTAAGCAGAAGCTTATTGAAAGTGTTCCCGGCTTTAGAGAACTTATCGACTCGCTTCAAGAAGAGTTGGAGAGAACAGGACGGATCAGGCTTTGTGACGGGACTCCTATTCTGGTCCCTAGTCCTCATATGGTCATTCCATATCTACTACAAGGTGATGAGTCTCGTATCATGAAGAAGGCGAGCATTTTGCTCGATAGGGAGATTAGACGTTATGGGATCAAAGCGTGGAAAGTTGCCGACATTCACGACGAGTGGCAGTTCGTCGTCCGCAACGAAGATGTTCAACGATTTGTTGATCGATCTCTCTCGGTATTCCCCGAAGCCGGACGATCATTTAACTATCGAGTTTCGATTGAGGGCGACGCCAAGATTGGGAAAACGTGGGCCGAAACCCATTGATCGATTTAGGGAGGTAAGAGAATATGTTGGTTGGGGAAAATAATACTTGACAAGGAGCGCCAAAAATGCTAAAATAGTCTTAGAAAGGAAGGGAATGTTAGAATTAAACTCGTTGAAAGGCGCAGCAAGCGCTGAGTGGCGACTTAATCAAACGGAGAGGTATCTAGTTAATGCCGCTCGGTGCCGGGCAAAGAAGCGTGGATTAGAATTTACTATCACGCACCGGGACATTGAAATTCCTTCTACATGCCCCCTGCTAGGTATCCCGATTGAGCTTGGGGTTGGAACGGGGCATTCTAACAGAGCATCACCTTCGCTAGATCGAATTGATAACTCATTGGGTTATACCAAAGATAATGTATGGGTTATCTCTAGACTAGCGAATACTATGAAAAACTCTGCTAGCATTGAAGAACTTCTAGCTTTTAGTAAAAATGTTCTTCAATACTTTGGATAATTGTATAGAAAAGGATATAGATAATTGGCAAGTGGTAATACTAAAACTTTCGTTCTTCGTGGCACCCTGCATTGGGCTAAGGTCCTCGGCAAGCCGCGCCTGAACGAGTACTCCGGTGTCAACGAGTGGAGTGTCGATCTCACCCCGTCGCCTGAAGGTGTTAAGAGCCTTGAGGATATCGGGATTTCTGATCGTCTGAAGACACCGAAGGGTAAGGATACGCGAACTGATCGTTATCTCACTTTCCGTCAAAAGGAAAAGAATAAGGAAGGTGATCTTAATCAGCCTATTCGTATCCAAGACATTGAGGGCAATGCGTGGCCTCAGAACAAACTTATCGGCAACGGCACTACTGCTGACGTCAAGTTCATTGTCCGGGACTACGGCAAGGGTAAGCCGAAGGGAGTTTATATTCAGGCTATCCGCGTCCTAGATCATGTCCCGTATCAGTCTGCTGACTTTGCTCCATTGGATAGCGATGACGAGTTCTTTGCTGGTATCGATGAAGTCACTGCCGGTCCTGCAGTATTCGACACTGATTTGGACGACGACGTTCCGTTTTAAGAGGTTAGCCATTGCAGTAATGGATTGGGGCTATCCCGGTCGGCCTCGGCAATGGTGAGGTGCCGCACTACCGAAGTGCGGAGGCTGTGGGTCTGGCGCAAGCCCACACTCAAGGCAGGGTGGACGCACCCATTGCGCCCCTTACAAGGAGAGACAAATGTTTAAGTGGTTTAAGGAAACATTTTTTAATACTAATGAAACTTGGGGTGGTGGAAAGGAAACAACTATGAAGGCTTTTATTGAGAATACTGCGAATGGTCGTGTGGCTCTGAAGGAGCTGTCCACGGGTGCAACGATTACGACCTATGCTCGTGCCCGTGATGCGAAGCGTGGAGCGACCCGCCGTGGCCTCACTCTCATCGAGGCGTGAGCGAGAACTCCTACGCACAGTAATCAAACTACAACTCATAACTCTAAAGGAAATACATAATATGGCTGAAGATTTTTCCCGTTTGTCTGCTGACGTCGATGCTCTCATTGCCGCTATTGCGGATGTAGCTAACGCTCTCCGTGACCCGGCTGTTGATAAGGCTAATCAGGATATCATTGATAGCCTTGCTAACAAGCTCGAAGGCGGCCTCGCTGCCCTGAAGGGCATTGAGCAGCCTGCTGTTCCGGTTGCTGTTTCCAGCCCGCCTGTGGTCGATCCTGCGACTGGTGGTGACACCGTTGTTGAGCCAACCCCGGCTTCCTCGACGGATACTTCCAGCTCTGATACGCCGAGCGCGTAAATGAAAGAAAGGCATTGTAGCTACTGCGGAACTAGTTTTAAGCCCTATATCCGTAAGCAAGTTAAATGCCAGTCGAAAGAATGCGCTGCCGCTTGGCGTAAAGAATATCAACATCGTTACTATCTTTTAAATACTGATAAAGCTAAAGCTCAGTCTAAGCAGTGGCGATTAAGTAATCCAGCACATTCTTTGTGGAAAGGGGCGAGGAGACGAGCAAGGGAAATGGGGCTTGAGTTTACTATTGAGCCTTCAGATATCAATATTCCAATGGAATGTCCGATTTTAAAAGTTCCCCTCACTCCTCGCACCCGCTACGCACCGAGTTTAGATAGAAAAGAACCTTCTAAGGGTTACGTTAAAGACAATATTTGGGTCATTTCAAAACTTGCTAATCAAATGAAAAGCAATTCGACCCTACAAGAGCAAAGGAAATTTGCCGAATGGGTAAGGACCCTAGAACCCTCCCAGAAGATATCTATCGCATCTTAGCAAGTTCTACGGATCATACGGTAGATGAAGCCAATGTGATTTGGGCAGGAGAGGCATTCAAAGACCTCCTGCGTTCCCGTTTCACTGAGCAGAAAGCTAAGACAGGAGAAGAAGTCCTCCGCTTCTCCAGCCTTGGCAAGAAAGATCGTCAGATTTGGTATGATGCCAACGAGCCCCTACCCGCTGAAGAGTTATCTCCTCCGACGATGTTCAAGTTCCTATACGGGGACGTTCTAGAATTACTTCTATTGTTCCTCGCCAAAGAGAGTGGTCACGAGGTTTCCCATGAACAACACGAAGTCTCAGTCGATGGTATTCTCGGGCATACGGATGCTGTCATTGACGGCATTCCCGTTGATTGTAAGTCTGCTAGTACCTATAGCTTTGGGAAGTTCGCAGACGGCACTTTCGTCTTTGACGATCCCTTCGGCTACGTCAAACAACTCTCAGGCTACGCCCATGCTCTCGGCAAAACTGATCGAGCGGGCTTCCTCGTCTGCGACAAACAACACGGACACATCACGTTCGCTGAACTCGATAAAGAGACAATCGCAGGAAACCCTCCCGGACCCCGGATCGAACACTTGCGATCAGTCATTAGAGCCGAAACTCCTCCCGCAAGATGTTATTCCGACGTCCCCGATGGAAAGTCTGGAAATCGTAAACTATGCGTCGGCTGCTCGTATTGTAAACATAAAGAGAAGTGCTGGCCCGGTTTGAGGAAGTTCTACTACTCAAGAGGACCAGTGTTCCTTACAAAGGTAGTGAAGGAGCCCAGAGTTGACGAAGGATGATATTGATGTTTCCCGAGGAGTTGATTGTACAGTAATTAAATTGAATGTTCGTCCTGATACACAGTATTCAGTTACCGTTACTGATGATGCTGATTTAGGTCGTGCAATCGATCTTCTAATGGAATATATTCTTTATAAGGAAGTCGGTATTACAGCTACAGACGTCATCATAAAGTGTCATGAAGTCTAGTAGAGAATACCATCTTCTCCGTGTTTACGGGATTACGCTGGAACAGTACCTTGATCTTTTAAAGAAACAAGACGGCAATTGCGCTGTCTGCAAGAGAGATCACAAAGAGTTCCCTGTCTCACTTGCTGTCGATCACGATCATCATTCTGGGGCCATTCGCGGCCTTCTCTGCGCCTTCTGTAATCAGAGAGTAATCGGTCGGCACAGGGACCCTGAACTCCTCCAGCGAGCTGCAGACTATCTTCGCGGACCCTACACAGGTTGGTTCGTTCCTGAGAAGAAAAAAAAGAAAAGGAAGAAGCGTGGTAGATAAAATCCCCGATCAGAAGATACTCTTGCTAGACATTGAATGGCGTCCTGTCAAGGCATACGTCTGGCGGGCATGGGATGAAAGTATTTCTCCCGAACAGATCGAGGAAGATGGTGGCCTTCTGTGCGTTGGTGCTAAGTATCTTGGAGAAAAGGAAACGTATCTATTCTCCGAGTGGGAACACGGCCACGTCGGAATGCTTGAGCAAATCCATGCCATGATGAGCTTCGCTGATGCTATCGTGACATACAACGGGGATAGGTATGACATTCCGAAGCTTCATGGTGAGTTTGTTCGTTTTGATCTTCCTCCTGCTCCGCCTTGTACATCGATAGATTGTATTAAAGCTGTTAAGAAGTTTGGATATTTCAGATCGGCTCTCGGCTACGTCGCTCCCTTCTTGGGGTTAGGTAGTAAGCTTGAACATGAAGGGTTCGGTCTCTGGAAGAAGGTGATGCAAGGTGACGAAGCAGCTCAAAGACGAATGGCCCGTTATTGCGTCCAAGACGTTAGACTTCTTGAAAAGCTATATTTGCGAATTAGACCCTACATCCGAAATCATCCACATGTCGGCAAGGTGGGAGCCCAAGAGTGCCCCTCATGCTCTTCCCGAAAGGCTCACAGTCGAGGCAGTCGTAGAACAAGAGCGTACAAAATTCAACGATTACAGTGTCAAGATTGTGGTCACTGGTTTGATGGTGTGAGAAAGAAGATTTAATGTCACTGACGCGTATTGAGAAAGATAGGATTACTGATTTCTTCGAACCTTGGGAACTGGCTGAGTTCCTGAGGGTTGAGATGGAGGACTTCATTGAAGCCTTCGAGGACAACATCGAAGACGCGTTAGATGATTTAAATGAAATCATGGGATTGAAAGGAGCTAATGATAATGATGAAACCGAGGCTTAAGGAAGATCACGCACTGTTTGTCTTCGATGGTAAGCAAGTCATTGGACCGCTGGAGATTGAAGACCTCGTGCATTTTGTTGAGAAAGGATATTTGATTGAGGGAGATACCTTTACAGATGTTGCCGAAACCGGGGGAGATAATTCAGTACGATCCGAAGTCGTTTGTTCCTTTAATCTCGAGCCACAGCCCTCCTTGCCTTTATTTGATCGGGAGCCTTCGGAACACGAAAATACCGGAGCTGGCGAAGCGTCTGAGGATAGAACATCCACATATGGAGGTCTTTGACGACTGGTACTCAGCAGGACCAGAAGCAGATGATTGTTGGAAAGCTCATCAGCAATTCAAAGGTCTTTCCTATCAGGACGCCCTTAACGGACACGCTGCGAGAAATGTTTTTGAATTCGACAGGAAACATCTTAATCGAAGCACACACGCTTTGCTTGTCCTCCCCGCAGGGAAATCAGGCCACATGGAAATCATGTATGCTGCCTACGGTGTTGGAGCTAGAACGGCCATTCTACTTGATCCCGAAGACGTCCGATGGGACGTGATGTATCAATTTATTCCGACTGTTCTTAACAACGACGACGAGATAGGAGAGTGGTTGAATGGT